TGGACATCATCGAGGGACGCAAACATGATCCGCGATTCTATCCTGTGGTGTTTGGTTTGCCGGATGATGCTGACTGGACAGCCGAGAAGAACTGGTACAAGGCAAACCCATCGTTGGATTTCACAATCACCATCGACAAGGTGCGGGATGCCTTCCATAAAGCACAGGAAACGCCAGCGGACGAGAACATGTTCCGGCAGCTGCGCCTGAATCAGTGGGTAAAGCAGTCCATCCGCTGGATGCCCATGGACAAGTGGGATGCTTGTTCAGGCGTGGTCAACCCTTATGAGTTGGAAGGCAGAGAATGCTATGCCGGCCTGGACCTGTCTTCCACAAGCGACCTGACCACCCTGGTGCTTGTATTTCCTCCCCTGGATGAGGATGAGCCTTATGCGATCCTGCCCTTCTTCTGGCTGCCGGAGGAAACGCTGCAACTACGTGTTCGTCGTGATCATGTGATGTACGACCAGTGGGAACGTCAAGGCTTCCTTCAAACTACCGAAGGCAATGTGGTGCATTATGGATTCATTCAGAAACTCATTTGTGAACTGGGTGAGCGCTACAACATCAGGGAGATCGCCTATGACCGGTGGAATGCGACCATGATGGTGCAAGCACTGGAGGACGATGGTTTCACCATGGTCCCCTTTGGCCAGGGTTTCAGGGATATGAGCCCGCCAACCAAAGAGCTGATGCGTATCGTGTTGGAGCGAAAGATGAACCATGGTGGACACCCTGTTCTCCGTTGGAACATGGACAATGTTTTCGTCCGAATGGATCCGGCAGGGAACTTGAAAATCGACAAACAAAAGTCCACTGAAAAGGTGGATGGTGCGGTTGCGCTGGTTATGGCGCTTGACAGGGCTATGAAGAACCAAAATGGCGGCTCTGTTTATGATGAACGTGGGCTTTTACTGATTTGAGGGGGATCATATGCCATATAGACCCAATCGACCATGCCGACATCCTGGCTGTCCTGATCTTTCAGATGACATGTACTGCGTTGCACATCGGCCACTATATGTGCGGGAGAGTGCAACAATACGAGGTTATGACGCCAGGTGGCGCGCAGCCAGGAAGCGATTTCTGCGCAAATACCCCTTGTGCTTGGAGTGCCAGCGTAACGGGAGACTGACACCCGCCACAGTTGTTGACCATATTCTGCCGCATCGAGGGGATGAGGACCTCTTTTGGGATGACAGTAATTGGCAACCGCTGTGCAAACACTGCCATGACAGGAAAACAGGGAGTGGATTATGATATAGATTCATTTTGCATGCTCTGAGTTCCGAATCTTATTGCATTAATGACATACACCCAGAAATTGAAAAATCGTTGTATAGTTGATAATGCCTATTCCCATTGTTGCTCAACCAGGAAATCGATAATGTTCCGATGCTTTATGCCGTTACGGCTCATGTCAAATGCATCCATAGAGACAACATACTTTGGATAATTATCCTCAATCCCCAGGAATGCTCCAAACTCACGATTAATCGTATCTTGACTTGCCAAGAGATAAGTCACTTGAATGTAGATTTTTGCATTCTGTTTTTCACAGACGAAGTCCACCTCTTTATCATCCATTTTTCCTATCGTCACTTTGTAACTCCTACGAAGAAGCTCAAGGAAAATAATATTCTCAAGTGTCAGATTGATGTCACGCATGTTTCCGCCATACACTGCTTCCCGCAACCCATGATCTGCCACATAGTACTTTTCGTTCACTGAAAGCACTTTTTTTCCTATGATGTCTTGCCGGGGCACACGATAAAGCAAAAAAGCTTCTTCGCAATATGCCAGATAGTTTAGTATTGTTTCTTTAGATACGGTTCGCTGTTCGCTCTTGAAATACTTTGAGATTGATGTAGCTGAGAATGTTGTGCCGATATTGTTAAACACATATGCAATGATGCGTTCAAGTAAATCCACATCGCGAATGTTATTGCGTCTTACTATGTCCTTGAGAACAACAGAATTGAAAACATCCTGAAGATACTGCTTTGAAGGAATTTCTTCGAAAGCCAGATTTCCTAAATATGGCATTCCCCCGAGTTGCAGGAAAGTGTTGAATACATCACGTGTCTGCATACCGGGGATCCGTCTTGAATAGGCTTCCAGGTATTCCTGAAAGGAGTAGGGATAGATGACGAATTCGACATAACGTCCAGCTAGATATGTAGCAAGCTCACCAGAGAGCAATTTCGCATTGGAGCCGGTGATATAGATATCGCAATCATATCTCACCCGCAAGGAATTGATGCACTTTTCCCATGAGCTTACCTCTTGAATTTCATCGAGGAACAGGTAAGTCTTGCCCTCAATCGCCTCGATTCTTTGGCTTATTTCAGCATGCAGGGCTACTGACGTACAAAGCCAGCTATTTGCCAAATCTTCGAAATTGAAAGTGATGAAATGAGATGCGTCTACTCCTTGGTCCTTAAGTTCATCCTGAATCAACTGGAGCATCACGGACTTCCCACTACGTCGGATTCCAGTAATCACTTTAACCAGATCCTTGCCAATGAATGGCCTGATTTGCTGCATATATTGATTGCGCTGGATCATACAACACCTCCCTAAGCAGATTGGTTTTTATACCTTAAGTTATAACAGACAAAACTGCCTATTTCAAGTGTTTTGTTCGATATAACTGACTAAATTTTGTGATTCAAGAATTTTGTTCGTTATGGTTGTGGAAAATGAACGAAATATCTAGAGGAGAACTGATGAAACTATTCGGATTGTTTAGATCCAGAGATAAGCCTACCAACGTTGTAAGTACCACCCCAAACTTCTTCTTTGGTTCCAGCGGTGCAGGTAAAGTTGTCAGTGTTCAGTCTGCCATTCAAGTTTCAGCTGTGTATGCTTGTGTGCGTGTGATTGCAGAAACCATCGCAAGCCTGCCCCTGCATGTCTATAAGACAACGGATGTCGGTAGCGCCAAAGCAACGGAACACGCGCTGTACCGGCTATTGCATGATGAACCCAATGGTGAAATGACTTCGTTCATCATGCGGGAAACGATGCTTACACACTTGCTTCTGTGGGGCAATTCATACAGCCAGATCATCCGCACAGGCAGGAATCAGATAGACAGCCTGTACCCTCTGTTGCCAGATCGCATGGAGGTGGATAGGGACAGCAAAGGCAGGCTGACTTACGCCTACACAACCAGCGAGGGCAAGATATACCGACTGGCCCCCGAAGAAGTGCTGCACATCCCTGGTCTTGGTTTTGATGGTGTGGTGGGGTACAGCCCAATTGCGCTGGAGAAAAACGCCATCGGCTTAGGACTTGCCGCTGAGGAGTATGGCAGCAAGTTCTTCTCCAATGGTGCACGCCCTTCAGGTATTCTGACCCACCCCAACACGGTCAAGAACCCCAAAACACTGCGTGAAAGCTGGAATGCAGCCTATGGCGGTTCAACCAACAGTGGACGCGTAGCTATCCTTGAAGAGGGCATGAAGTTCGAAACTATCTCCATGCCTAACAATGAAGCACAGTTTCTGGAGACCCGGAAGTTTCAGGTATCAGAAATATGCCGAATCTATCGAGTTCCGCCCCACCTGGTAGGCGACCTGGAGCATGCCACTTTCTCCAACATTGAGCACCAGTCCATCTCCTTTGCGGTGCACACCATCCGGCCATGGCTGGTGCGAATTGAGCAGTCCATTAACCGCGCACTCTTCACTGACCGGGAGAAAGGACGCTTTTATGCACGGTTCAATATCGATGGGCTCATGCGTGGAGCATACAAGGAGCGCATGGAAGGATACGCTATCGCACGACAAAACGGCTGGATGAGTGCGAACGATATTCGGGAACTGGAGAGCATGAATTCGATTTCGCAAGATGAGGGCGGGAATGCCTATCTTGTCAACGGCAACATGATTCCGATTACCCTTGCCCTAAAACAAACAGAGGAGGAAAAGAGTGAAGCAGTTTTGGAATTGGGTGCGAAACACGGATGAGAGCCGCACCCTCCACCTGGAAGGCGTGATTGCTGAGACCAGTTGGTTTGAGGATGATGTCACGCCGGCGGCTTTCAAAAAGGACCTGATGGCCGGAAGCGGACCAATCACGGTCTGGGTCAACTCCCCGGGCGGGGACTGCGTGGCAGCCTCGCAAATCTACAACATGCTCATGGACTATCCAGGCGACGTTATGGTGAAGGTGGACGGCATCGCAGCCTCTGCAGCCTCTGTGATCGCAATGGCAGGCAGCAGGGTGTTCATGTCCCCTACCAGCCTGATGATGATCCATAATCCGCTCACCTTCGCCATGGGCGACAGCGAGGAGATGAAGAAGGCTATCCACCTGCTGGATGAGGTGAAGGAAAGCATCATCAACGCTTATGAGATCAAAACGGGCCTGTCGCGTCATAAGCTGTCTCAGCTTATGGATGCGGAGACCTGGATGAACGCGAACAAGGCGAAAGAATTTGGATTCTGCGATGAAATCATGTTCATCCCGCAGGAGCAGGTTCAGGATCATAACTCCCCAACCTACGCCTTCTCCAGGCGTGCAGTGACCAACAGCCTCATGGACAAGCTCAAGAAACGAATCGAAACCCCGGAACCCCGAGTGAAAGCGGCAGACCTTGAAAAAAGGCTGTCGCTTTTGAAATAAGAGGAGAAAACATATGAATCAGATACTGGAACTGCGTGAAAAGCGCGCAAAGGCCTGGGACGGTGCAAAGGCCTTTCTGGATACCAGGCGGAGCGAGGACGGCACCTTGTCCGTTGAGGATGCTGCTACCTACGATAAAATGGAATCCAATGTCGTCAACCTGGGTCATGAGATTGAGCGCCTTGAGCGCCAGGCTGCCATGGACATGGAGATGAATGGTCCGACCACGAATCCCTTGGTCAGCAGACCTCAGGTGGAAAAGCCTGAGAGCAAGAAGGGCCGGAATTCTGAAGCATACGGGAACGCCTTCTGGCGTATCGTCCGTCAGAAATCAGTCCCGCATGAAGTGTATAACGCCCTTCAAATCGGCGTTGAGAGCGAGGGCGGCTATACCGTGCCGGATGAGTTCGAGCGCACGCTGGTTGAAGCGCTGCAGGAAGAGAACATCATGCGCGGCCTGGTGCATGTGATCACTACCTCCTCAGGCGACAGGAAGATCCCGCTGGTGACCAGCAAGGGCAGCGCTTCCTGGGTTGAGGAGGAGGCAGCTATCCCCGAATCTGATGATGTATTTGGCCAGATCACCCTGTCAGCCCACAAGGTGGGCAGTATGATCCGCATCAGCGAAGAGCTGCTGCATGACTCGGCCTTTGACTTGGCAGCCTATATCACCCGCGAATTCGCACGACGTGTCGGTGCGGCTGAGGAAGATGCCATCCTGACTGGAAACGGCAGCCATAAGCCTACTGGTTTGCTTCACGCTACCCTGGGAGCGGAGTTGGGCGTCACCTCAGCTGCCTTGGCCGCGATCACTGCAGACGAGATGCTTGACTTGCAGCATTCCTTGAAGGCTAGCTACCGGCGCAAGGCGTGCTACATCATGAACGACGCGACGATCAAGCTGCTCAGGAAACTCAAGGATGGTAATGGCCAGTACCTCTGGCAACCCGGTCTGCTCTTTGGTCAGCCGGATACCCTGCTTAACCAGAAAGTGCTGACCTCCAACTACATGCCGCTGCCGGCAGCGGGCAACGCAGCTATCCTGTATGGCGACTTCAGCTACTACTGGCTGGCTGACAGGGAAGGCCGCGCTCTTCAGCGCCTGAACGAGCTGTATGCGGCGACAGATCAGGTGGGCTTCAAAATCACACAACGCGTGGACGGCCGTCTTATCCTGCGCGAAGCGGTTAAAACGCTTCAAATGAAGGCATCTTAATCATACTGCAGGGGCTGCTCCGGTGAGTAGCCCCTGCTTCTTTGGGAGGAAAGAAAATGAGTGAAACTTACAATGCACGCAACTATGCCGCACACGGTGGCGGCGAATGGGTCATCGGCGGGAAGCTGACTGTCCTGGAAGGCGCGACAGTGACAGGTCTGACGGCTACCGCAGCCCCTGCAAACGCAGAAGCGCTGGGCGGTGTCAAGGCGGCAGCCAAAGCGGTGACGGACACTGTGGAAGCAAAGATTGGTGAGGACGCCAAGCTGTATGTCCCTTCCTACCCGGAAGATTATGTACTGCCTTCGGCGGCGGTGGACGCCCTGGGCGGCGTGATGCTCGCGGAGAACCAAGTCGACAGCGTGGCTTCCACCATTGCTGGACTGAACCTTGAGTTCAATGCCCTGCTGGCCAAGCTGAAGGCCGCCGGTATCATGGCGCCTGACGCATAAAGGAGGAGTATAGCATGATCCTGACGGTGGAGGAAGCGAAGGCGCATCTGCGTTTACAGCATGAAGAAGAGGACGCGTACCTGGCTTCACTCATCCTTCAGGCGCAGGCTGTTGCCGAAGACTATTGTCGGGTTACTTTTGATGAAGAGGCCCCACAGGCTGTGCGCCTCGCAATCCTGCTGATGGTCAGCCACTACTACGAGAACCGGGACAACCCGGACAAGCAGGTCTACATCACCATGCGAATGGCGTTTGAGAACCTGCTATACCCGCACCGCAATGCTGATTTGATGTTTTAAGAGGTGAGAGAAGATGCGCGGTTATAAGAACTTTGAGAGCGACCCGCATCCGGGCGACCTCCGCCATCTGGTGGAAATCGGCTATACGGAAAATCAGATCAATGAAAACGGCTACCCAATTCCTCAAGACGTGATTGTCTGCCAGGTCTGGGCAGCCACGATTGACGCAGGCAACCAACACTATCGCGCGGCGGACGTGATGAACGCGGAAGCGGTGATCAACTTCACCATCCGTTACCGGACAGACATAAAGCCCGGCATGTGGGTGCGGTTCAGGAATGAGAAGTGGAACATCTCTACTTTGGGTGAGTATGCATTCAAGCGCAAATACCTGGGCTTGAAGGCATCCATTTCCAAGGGGGTGAGTGGATGAAAAGGGTACAGCAAGCCCTTTCCGGCCTGGGCATCCCTGTGTTCGCAGGCATCTGGCGGGCGACCTCCAGCAACCCCAATGCGCCTGAGCAATACCTGGTGTACTCCACCACTACCAAGGAGGAAACACACTTCGATGATCAGGTGATCGCAGTGAAAACCTTCGTGTACCTGAATCTTTGGAGTATGGGCGACCCAACACAGATGGCCGCCATGGTGCGCAATGCTATGTACGCCGCGGGCTTTGGTATGGTGGAGGAAACCGATCGTGGCTACAACGAACCCGCATACGATGTGGGCACGCGCATGTACACGGTACATTGGACCTGGAGCTTGTATGAGGAGATGGCCCGTGGCGATTGAACTACGTGGGTTTGACGATCTGAAGGATGACCTGATCAACATGGCGGCTGCGCTGGATCAGGGACAAGGCGTTAACCGTGCTTTGCAGGCAGGTGCTGTGCCCATTGAAGAGCAGATGCTCCATAACGCATCCACCGATCCCAAGATCATCTCTGGTGACCTGCACGACTCAATTCACACAGGGAGTGTGAAGAAAAGGCGAGATGGCGGTAAGCGCATAACCATTGGCGTACACAACAAGGAACGTAGTGCGTTTTATTCCAACCCACTCGAGTTTGGGCACGGCGGACCAGCACCTGCCCCTGCCCATCCCTTTGTCCGGCCTGCATTTGACGTAAAAGCGCCGGAGGCTTTTGAGGAAATGAAGCGCGTCCTGCGGGACGAGATATCCAACATTTAAAGGAGAAACGAATATGCCAGCAACCGCATCGCCCGTCGTGTCCAGCACGGTGGGTCTCAAAAACATGGTTATCGCGCCGCTGACAGCGGACACTGACGCCGCTATCACCTACGGTGCCCTGCAACTCGTCGCAGGCGCAATCGAAGCATCCATTACCCCGGAGAACACGGATCCTGAGATCCAGTACGCGGATGACATCGAGTTCGATGTGCTCTATCCGGATCCTGAGTTGTCCTTCAAGACCAAGATGGCGGACATCCCCTTGCAAGTCCAGGAGATGGTGTTTGGTAACCGGATCGATGACAACGGTGTCCTGGTCCGGACTGCCGCGGACAAACCGCCTTACTTTGCGGTGGGCTTCATGTCCGAAAAATCCAATCACAAGTACCGCTATGTCTGGCTCTACAAGGTCAGGGCGAAGCCTGTAACGGAGAGTTACGCAACCAAGGAAGGCGGTACCATCAACCGCCAGACCGGTGAAGTTGAGTGGACCGCCATCAAACGGACCAAGGATGGGCTGTATCAGGCAGTAGCGGATGAAGGCGAGAACGGCTTCACCACCGAGATGGGTACGACCTTCCTGACTACGGTTTATGAACCGGCTTTCACTGTAATCCCCTGATGAAATAAAGCAGAAAGCCGCCGTACAGCTCATGTGATGTGCGGCGGCTCTGTTTTGAAAGCGAGGACCCTATGGTGACTTGTATCCTGGGAGACAAGAAATACAGCGTGGACTTCATTTCCGGGCGTGCGCTGCGCGAAATGGAACCTGCTTCAAAGATGTATGGGAAACTGCTTGCACTTTCCAAAGCGGCAGTGGACGGACAGGATGTGTCGGGAGAAAAGCTGACGATTCCGGAAGCCCTGGACACGATGGTGAAATGGTTCTGCATCCTGTTCGGAAATCAGTTCTCACCTGACGATATATATGACCACTATCCCACGGACCGTCTGATGCATGACATCGCCCTGGCAATCATGGCAGTGCAGACGCAAACCACAGAGGTGCTGGACTCTTTTCCTACCAAGCCGGTGACGCAGGAAGCGGATCAGCTGATGATGGAGACAGCAGTGAATCCCTGACGTTACCGGACTATATCTATGCAACCTACAATACTTTACTCAAGGCTGGTTGGCGGATGCAGGAGATCGACGGGATGGACATGCTGGGTTTCCTGCAAATCAGAGCCTGGGATACACGAAAAGATGAAAATGGAATAAGGCCAAAACCCGCCTACATCGACGAAGTTTGGCCTTATGTTAAGTCTTAAGTTGTAAAGCTTTACATAATCAGTCCAGACTGAAACCAGGCTGAACGAGAAGATTACACTTGAGTGCTTACATAGTTCTCCAGCGCCTTTTCAACCAATCTATTTAGTGATACTCCTCTGGTGGTTGCTGTAATCACTGCTTTTTTGTGCAGTTGGGGTGAAATACGCACATTGAAGCTGCCCTTGTATGCCTTCTCCGGCGTATCACCTCGCTCCTCGCAAAGCACCAGGTAATCATCAACAGCCTCATGAAAGTTCTTGACCAGCGTTTTTGCCGTTGTTCCTTCGTAGGAGATTAGGCTTCGAATGCCTATCACCTTTCCGTAGAACAAACCATCGTCTTCGGAGAACTCAACACTGCCTATATATCCCTTGTATTCCATCGTATTACTCACAGCAATTCCTCCTGTTCCAGCATCTCAATGAGCTGCTTGATTTGGTACATCAACAGCTCTTTTCTTGAGTGTGGTTTGTGCAGCAAAATCGGCGGGTGTTCGATGCTTACGAACATTACACGGGAACCACTTGTTCGCCCCTTGTTTGTTCGTTGATAAGAAAGGAAACGAAGCAAGGTTTCCGCTTCATCAAAAGTGAAGTCCTTGGGTCTGGATCTCAGGCGCTCGATCAGTTTCTCTTTCTGTCCTATAGCTACCCTCCGCATCGTTAGAATATCATACTCAACACAACAATGCAACTATAAATAGTTGCAATATTGGATTGGAGGTGCCCTCATGAGCGAGGTCCTGCGCGAATTGGTAGTTGCGCTGTCACTGGACAGCGACAATTTCAGCCGCAACCTGCGGACCATTAACCAGCAGATCAAGGAAGCGGAGAGCACCTTCAAACTTGCTGGTGCAGGTGTTGCCAACTTCGAGAAATCTGTCAAAGGGACGGAGGCCAATCTGGCCCTGCTGTGCTCCAAGCAGAAAGAACAGAACCGCGTTGTTGAGCAATATTCCAAAGCGCTCATCGGGGCCAACCAGAAGCTGACGGACTCCTTTGACCGCCAGGAGAAGATGAAGGCCTCCCTGGAGCAGGCGCGCGTGGAATATGACAGGCTGAAGGGTGAAGTCAACGCAGCCGGGCATGCATACAATCGACTGAAAGCCTCCCTGGGAGAAAGTGACTCCGCGACCATCGCAGCCAAAGCGAACCTTGAGCGATTCAAGGCCGAGTGCCTTGAATCCCGGGACAAGGTCAAGCTGCTGGAAGGTCAGATCAAATCGAACAGCAAAACCCTTCAAAACAATGCGGATGCCGTCTCAAAAGCCCAGACAAACCTGAACCTTGCCAAAGCCGAGCTTAAATCAACGGAAGCTGAGCTCAAGCGACTGACACATGAACTCTACCGGATGCAATCTGCCTGGACACAGGCCGGAGACAGCCTGACCGCATTTGCAAAGAAAAGCGAAGCCGTGTCTAAAGCCCTGGTGAAGGCCGGCCGCGGATACTCCCGGATCATCACTGCCCCTATCCTGGCCCTTGGCGCGACAGCACTCAAGTCATCCATTGATTATGAGAGCGCTTTTGCATCTGTCCGGAAAACGGTCGATGCGACAGAAGCAGAATTTGCGCAGCTATCGGATTCCATCAAGGAAATGTCCACCCAGGTCGCATCCTCCGGCGCTGAGATCGCAGAGGTTACCGCAGTCGCAGGCCAATTGGGCATTGCTAATGAGTACCTCATGGGCTTTACGCGCACCATGGTCGATCTGGGAAACACGACGGATATCGTAGCGTCTGAAGCCGCATCGACCTTGGCGAAATTCGCCAACATCACGGACATGAACCAGGCCCAGTTTCAGAACCTGGGTTCAACACTGGTTGACCTGGGCAATAACTATGCTGCCACCGAATCGCAGATACTGGAAATGTCGCTGCGTCTGGCAGGTGCCGGCCATCAGGTGGGCTTGAGCGAGGCACAGATACTGGGCTTTGCGACAGCCCTTTCCGCTGTTGGTATTGAAGCCCAAATGGGTGGTTCCGCCTTCTCAAAAGCGCTGGTGAAGATGGAAGTGGCATCAGAGACTGGCGGGCAAGCCCTGAAGGACTTCGCCAAGGTATCTCGCATGACTGAAAAGCAGTTCAAAACCCTCTGGGACAGTAATCCGGCGGAGGCCTTTCAAGCGTTCATCGTTGGCTTGTCAAAGATAGACGACGAAGGCGCCAGCGCGATTGCCACGCTGGCTGAGATCGGCATCAGTGAGGTGCGCCTGCGGGATACCCTGATGCGCGCGACCAACGCGACGGAACTGTTCAGCCGTACCCAGGCGACCGCAAACACTGCCTGGCAGAAGAATAGCGCCCTGGTGGATGAAGCCAACAAGCGATACGCTACAACCAAGAGCCGGCTGACCAACCTTAAAAACACCGCGATGCTCTTTGCCCAGAAAGTGGGCGATGACATGAACCCCGCTTTGCAGAGCTTGATCACCAAGGCGAATGAAATGCTTGCAGCTTTCCTGGGAATGGATGAAAGCCAGCGGATGGCCATCATCAAGTTCGCGGGCTTCGCCGCTGCCATCGGCCCTGCCCTCCTGATCATCGGGAAAACGGTAGGCGCTGTGGGTCAGCTGTCCGCAGGTCTTGGCAAGATCAGCCTCGGCCTTGGCAAGTTCTCTGCCAACGTCAAGATGGCAGGCGGCGGGATATCCGGCCTTTTGAAGACCCTGGGATCGTCAAAGCTGGCTTTGGCTGCCCTGGCTGCCGCCATAGTGTATGGCGCAGTCAAGCTGGTGGATTATGCCTCCGGAGCAAAAATGGCCCGGGAAGCGATGCAGGCAATGGATGAAACTGCCCGCGGGTGGAAAAGCACTGCGGCCGATATCTTCTATAACCAGGGCGGGCTCTCCCTGTTTGGCATGAGCGCGGAGGATTTCACGCGCGACAAGAAGAGCGCGATGGAATGGATGAATGGCGTGCTGAATGTCTGGCAGGCCGGAAAGTCCAGGAAGAATTCTGTCGTTAAGGAATGGACAGATTCCTTCAAGGAGATCACCGCAAGCACGCGGGAGGCACTTCAGAAACTTCATACAGGTGCGAAGGAATCGGGATACACGACGCTCTTCGATCAGATGGAGCAGGACATCAAGACCCTGGACACCCTGGATAAGGAAGTCAGCAAGCTGCTCAAGCGCAGACAGTCCGGGAAGTTCACTGATAAGGACAAGGTCCGCCTGCAGGAGCTGATCGACACGCGGGAGGCCATTGAGGTCAAATACAAGCTGACCGCAGCGGATACAGAGGGGTTTGAAGCCATCCGGGCCAAGCTGGAAGCCGAGCTTGCCAGGGCTCAGGCAAAAGGTCAGACAGGCATTGCCACCTCAACCTACGCAGCAGCCATCGTGGCATCTGCCGAAGGCATGGCGGCTGTGAATGCCCAGCTGGATGCGCAGTACGAGAAGGAATACAGGCTCATTCAGCTCATGCAATCGGGTTCAGAGCAAGAAAAGGCGCTCAGTGCACTGAATGTCCAGTACATCCAGGACAGGAAGGCCGCAGCGATGGAATATGCGGTGCTGTTGGCTGAGCTTGTGCTGCCTGTCTGGAATCAGGCTGAGATCCAGCAAGTCGACCAGGACATTGATGCCCTGTACAGCAAGCTGGGCGAATACAGCCTGGCAGCATCCAATGGTGACCAGCTGGGTATGGCAAAGGCACTGGAGGACATGAACAAGCTGACAGCGGGCATGGATGAGGGAAAGCTGACCGAATACCTAGGTCTGCTGACCCAGATCCAGGCCCTGATGGACAGCGGGATGAGCGAGGAAGAAGTCCAGGCACTGTTCCCTGATATCGACGTATCCAAGCAGATGGAGCAGGTGGCATCGATCACACAGTATGTGAAGGATCAAAAGGCGAGCCTGTCAGGCTTGTCAGGCATCTTCACAGAGGCGCTACCCGAAGAAGTGTTGAAGCTCTCCACGGACCTAGACATGAGCGGGGCGCAGGAGCGCTGGAATGAATTCGCTGCAAACCCCGGCGCCATCACGACCCAAGCCGTGATCGATGGATACGAAGAGGCTGAAACCGCGCTCAAACTGGAACCCAAGGTGACTGCCTTTATTGAGAAGTACATGGAAACAGCTGAAGGCGCTGACACCGCTTCCCTAACGCCGCAGGGGCTCATCGCCTATGTGTCCCACTATGCCGAATCAGTCCTGGGCGCGGATGGCAGCGGGCTTACCCCTGAAAACGTCACAGCAATGGTATCAGCGTACAAGGAACTAGTTACCGGTGCGGATGTGTCAACACTGAAGCCTGGGGAGATCACGGCCTATGTGAGCAAATATCTGCAGGACAAGAAGATTGACGCGTCAGGCCTTTCGCCCGACGGGATAACCGCCTTCGTCCTAGCCTATGAAGAAGCGACAGGCGGCGCTTCCACTGCGGCGCTCACGCCCAGCGGTATTGCAGCTATGGTAACTAGCTTTCTTCAAGCGGAGGGCATTGATACAAGCAAGCTAACTTCCCCGCAGATTGATGCGGTTGTCAAAGCCTATGCCGAAGCCACGCATGTGGACAAATCCCAGCTCAAAGCGGAATTAGTTGCGCTGATCACAGCCTACAAGGATAAGGCAGGCGTAACTAAACCGTCCTATATCGAGAGCCAGATTGCTATCGTTGGCTATGACCTGACCGCCTACAACGCCTTCGTCAAGGCAAACCCTGTCACTCTACAAGGGATAGTTCGGCTGTCTGAACGGTTCGATAACCCGGACGATGTGCTCAGCGATCCCAACGCAACATTCTGGGAAAATGGCAAGGAGATCCCGGTCAACTTGGTGCCGGCAAACAAGATCAATGCGAGTACCCTCATGGCCTATGAAGCGGACGGAACCCTGCATGTGCTGATCACCCCGAAGGTGACCGGCACCCAGAAAGCGATTGAGGACGCAGCTCAGGATGTGACCACCCCCAAGGTGCCGGTCAAGTTCGGCTGGCAGCCTACCGCGACCGAGACAGACTGGGGAGAAACCTTTAACTCAATCTTTGGGAGCAGCACGATAGGCCATGTCAGGAGGCTGACCCGGGAGGTTGAGAATTTTGGCAGGAACAAAGACACACTATTCGGCCTGTTCAATGTGTTCAATATTGGCGGGAACAGTGTTGAAAGCGCGCTCAAGACATACCTGAGCGGTGATACGCTGGCCGGGCTCCAATCCTATGTGGCGGAGGTTGTCGCGGCCATTCAGACAGGCAAAGCGGTCAGTGAAGATGACATAGCAAATTTGCAGACGATCCTGAGCTTTGTATCCGCGCTGGAACTGGAAGGCGTCGGTGAGAACATCGTGGCCGGCATCAGCGGTGCAATGGCACAGGCCGGCTGGGAGACAGACGCGGAAACAACAGCAGGTAACCTGGAAAAAGCCATTAACACTGCACTGGGCATTCAATCCCCCAGCATCCGCATGGTACCCGTGGGACAGGATGCGGCAGCCGGCGTCGGAAAAGGATTTTCCGAGTATGACATGACCATGGAGACATTGACTCTGGCAAGCACGCTGATGGGCCTTGTGCAAGCAGTCTTTGGACCAAACCTGCTGTTTCCCTTTGGGGTACTGACGGCACTTGGACTAGGGATAGGCATGATGAGCGTTAACCTGTCACCGACTGTGCAGGCTATGACCAGCCAAGTAAAAAGCGTAATGGCAACGAACCTCAGCTTTGTGAGCATGCACACGATCGGCTTGCAAGCCATGCAGGGGCTGAGCTCTGGTATTTCCACAGGGCAGGCTGGTGTCGTCATTGCCATGATGAAAGCCGCCAGAGCAGCGGTGAACGCGGCGAAGCGCGAACTGAAGATTGAATCCCCATCGCGCGTTTTCCGGGATGAAGTAGGCCGTATGACCATGCGCGGCTGGGGCCAGGGCATCACGCTGGAAAGCCGTGAACAGGCCAGGGTAGTCGCCAACGCGGCCAGGTATCTGACAGACTCTGCAAAGGTAAGTTCAGTCGCCTATGCGTCCAACGACAACCGTAGGACATATAATCAGTCAAGCTCCGTGAGCCTGACAGGCAACACTTTCTATGTGCGCGACGATAAGGACATTCAGTCACTGGCGATAGAGATCGCGGCACTGACAAGGCGCCAGCATCAAGGGCGCGGCCTGAGAATGGCTTAAGGATCTGGCTGTTCTCTGTTCATAAGCAGATATCACTGTTCATCTTTCATCCAAACATTTACTACAAAATCTCCTATCATTAAACACAGTTCTGACACAAGGCCTGGATATGATGTAATTGCGGCAAGGGATTGCCGGAATGAAAGATATGAGGTATTGAAAATGAAGACCAGGAAAATGATGAGCATGCTAGCCCTAATGCTGGCAATCGCGCTCCCGGTGATGGGATTGGCTTCGGAGAGCTTCGGAGCTGCTTCCGTCAAGGAGGGCGAGACCTACACGATTGAACAGATGCTGACCTATGCGATCCAGGACGAGTATCTGGCCCAGGCGGAGTACAAAGCGATCATCGCGCAGTATGGTGTGGATCGACCCTTCACTAACATCATGAAGGCCGAAGGGACCCATGTGGAACACCTGCTTCCACTGTTTGCTGCCTACAAGGTGCCTGTACCCGCTGACACGGCTGCCGGGCACGTGGTACTGCCTGGAACGCTTGAGGAAATATACCAGGTCGGCGTGACGGCAGAGATTCACAACATCGGGATGTATGAAGCATTCCTGAAGCAGGAAGGCTTGCCAGAGGATGTGAAAGATGTCTTCGAAGCACTGAAGAAGGCTTCTGAAAGCCATCTCGCGGCCTTCCAGCGTAATGCTGACAAACCCGGCTATGGGCAGGCTTCACGCGGCGAAAATCGCTGGGCGGATGACGACAGCGTCGCTGAATATGGTAACCGGAACCAGTCGGGTGACACCCAGAACGACGGAGTCCAGAACCAGAGGGGACGCGGGCGCTGGGGTAACTAACTGAGACTACCCATAAACTGAAATAGTATTCATCAAAAAGAGGCTGTAACATAAGAATGCTGCAGCCCTCTTTTTCTATCCGTCTGCGATTGCCGAATAGAATCGCTTTGCTCACTTTTCTAAGTTCTTCTTGAGCTTTGCCCAAACCCACCAAAGTTAATGATCGTCTTTGGAATCTGCTTTTTTGTCTTTTATTACAGTCCCTTTGCCGACCTGCCCATTCTACTCAGCCCGCCAGCACCGCCGCACCCAATATCCCGGCGTCATTCTGGAACTGCGCAGAGACGATCCGCGTAAAGGGGTTGAAGACATTGAAAGCGCTGGTTTTCTCCACGGCCTCCCTGATCGTATCGATCACGATATCGCCGGCGTTGGACAAGCCGCCGCCGATGGCGATGACGGAGGGCGCGAAGACCATCATCAGGCTGGATAGCCCGATGACGACCTCATCAATATAGCTGGTCCACAACTCCTGCAGTTCGCCCGCGCGCACACGGGTGATGACCTCGCGTACACTCAGGCTGCCTGTCATCCCGCGCAGAATGCTGGCTGCGGCGTACATTTCCCAACAGCCCTTCTGGCCGCAGCTGCACTGGCGGCCTCCGCCGTGGGTGATCATGTGGCCGATCTCGCCGTGCAGGCCCATATGGCCGCGGGCAGGGGCGCCGCCTACGATGACGCCGCCGCCTATCCCAGTGCCCAGGGTGATGAGGATGCCTGTGTCACAGTTCTTGAGGGTGCCAAAGAGGTGCTCTGCAGCCAGGGCGCACATGGCGTCGTTCTCCATGGGCAAACCCTCATGGAAACGCTCGTAAAGCAGGGAGCCAAGGGGCGCGCCGACCCAGCCCAGCTGGTTGGC